TGGCTGGCATTGACATTAACCGCCTCACTCCCGTTGAAGCATTATTGAAGTTGCAGGAAATAAAACAGAAGTTGCAATAACAATCCAAATATCATAGTCTGTTCTACATAGCAGCATAACAGTGTTCAATACTTTTATGCTGGATGTATTTACAATACAAACAACGAAACTTCAAAACCTGGTTACAGGAAATTGGGTCTCTTACAGGAAGTAAAGCTACGAACAACCTACTTTTCTTTCCGGAGACAATTGGCAGGGGTTATTGTTTTGCCGACAGTATCGACCGAACCTTCTCGTTCGGAATCCTGGATGCCGAGCTGAATACAGATTTTACCTTACACAGACTAAGTAATAACCAAGCAGGATTACTGATCTTCTTTAATCAAACACAGGTTAAAAATTTTATTCATGTAAAGAATAAAAAGGATTCGTTTCGAAATGAAGAAACAATTCAAAAGAATAATATTTTTTTATCGCCAACGAATACCGAATTGCAGGTGAATTACTCTGCTGGTTCTCGTATTAAACGATTAGGTATATATCTTACGCCGCAATGGCTTTCTGTTCATCTGAACGATGAAGCAAAAAAGAATATCAATCAACTTACCAACCAGGGTGTGCAGTTAATTGATAAGATGATCATTGATGAAGAAATAAATAATACACTACAGAAAATTTTTACAGCCGATTTTAATTGCCAGAAACAACGCTTCCAGGTTAAAACCAACATTGTTACGCTGTTAGATTATTTCTTTAAAACCTATTTAAACGGACAAACAGCCATACTTACAAATGCCGTTATTCCCGAAGAAGACCTGACAAAACTGAAAGCCATAGAAGAATTATTAAAAGAAGATTTAGACCGTTTCCCATCTATTAATAAACTGGCGGTCATTGCACAAATGTGCGGTACTAAACTGAAACAACGTTTTAAACAGGTGTATGGCTATGCGTTGTATGAATATTATAATAAAAACAGGCTGGAAAAAGCAAAGGACTTTTTAGCAACAGGTATTTCGCCAAAGGAAGCCGGTTTACGCATTGGCTTTAGCGATGTTTCAAATTTTACCAAGGCCTTTAAAAAAGAGTACGGCATAACTCCCGGCCTTTTGTACGAACGATCGCAACAACATCAATAAATAAACACATTTGTAATAAAAAATCCCCGCACAAACAGTGCAGGGATTTTATTTTCCTTGGGGAGGGAAAGAGGTGCATTATAGAACCGAAATTGATTACCTGTTAGAACTTTATGAGGTAATGATTGCGTAAACCTATTTCTTAAAAAATAATTTTAAAAAGTATATTTTAATGATTTACAATTATATACGGATTTATTTTTTGAATTAAATGAACCTATATCTGTTGAAAATTCTGCGTTCCCTGTTAAAAGTGCGTGCGGATAAAAAAAATCATAGAAATATGACACTCCAAGGAGCGCCATATATAGGCCGCCACAGTGCGCCATATACAGGCCACTACAGTTGGCTATTTACTTTTTATTTATCCGAAGTGGACACCAGGTCTGAACCTCAGTTTGGTAACTTTCTTTTGTTTTATTACTGCATCGTTGATCATATCAAACACATCTGAGAAGTGTGTTGTTTCTGACTGATCTAAGGTTGGGTATTTGTTTGTATCCTCATACTTCTTAACCTTACGGGTTTTGTTATCCCGGCTCTCGGCTTCGGATGATAATATGCTGATGATTGTTTTGGGGCATTTATCCTTATTGATGAGTATCCGTTCGCCTGGTAATGGGTTGGATAACCATTTCTTTGTATCGGTATATTTCTGAAAATGATCGGGCTGCTTACCTGTATATACCTCAATTACTTTCCATTTAAATTTACGAAACACATCCTTTACAATATCGTTGTACTGTTGTGTTACACTCTTAACAGGTCGGGCTGTACGATCGTATACATAGTAGATAGTCTTATTGATGTGCCCAATGTACCTGTTACATAATATCTCCAATGCTTCCTCCAATCCATCCGGTGCCAATGTATATACCTCATCGATGTAGTTAAGGCTTTCACCTTTGCCATCAATATCTGCCTGTTGGCAAAGGCATATTGGGGCCACACTTATTTGGTAATCGGCAGCAATGATGAGTGGGCTCATCGGGTTGTAATCTTTCAAATCTGAATAACAATGTACATTCTCATCGAAATCAGGATAAAATCCATCTTCCGGGCGTGTAGGATCTTCGTTATGAATAGCCACCTTTAATTCGTAAGGTGAAAGTGAGTTTACCTTATCATCGTACCAACGCTGGCCTAGCACTTCAATGGTATTAAGGTGAGTGCTTTCTACATAAAAAATAAGGTTGCTTCTGAGCTTAGCCAATCGAACCTCTATTGCATTAATCTGCACCCGTAAACTGTTACGCTTATTAATGCCGCTGCTGTTGTACTCTTCCTTTAGTTTATCAAGCTCAATCTGCAGCGAAATAACCACATCAATTTTATCGTAATTGTTGAGCTTCCTTTTTTCCAATATCCATTTGATGGATGCAGGATCTGCACTTTTATCGGTCGCAAAAAATTTGCTCATAAAGAGCGGGTTGTTTTCGAAATACTTTTCGTTACCACGGAACGTATTAAACACCACATCTTCCAGATCCTTTTGGTTCATCAATTTAACCTCATCGAAAATACCACGCTGGCAGCTGATACCATTTGCAGAACCTCTTTTCGCCATCGAAATCAAAATATCATTACAGCCATTCCACCAGCTGATCATGTGATCATACTTTTTACTGGCAATTTTAATATATGGCTTTTCCCAATCATCCGGCGGCTTCGTGCCAAATACATAATGCACACCTTCTTCAAATCCTAAATCGGTTGTGAGTGCATTAAACAGCGGATTCAATGTGTTATCGCCTAAATGCTCAAACGATGGCCCGGTAATTACACCTGTGCTTTTTGGCATTGTAGTAACACAATCGATTAAGTACGGCGCAATACCACGGGTGGTTTTAAAGCCGCCACGGTTGGCAACAAACCAGGTTTGGTTAGCCCTCACCAACCGTATTTTCAGGTGTGGTGTTGGCATCTGCACTTCTATCCTATTGTACTCCTGTTCGTTTATCGCCTCCATTGAGTTCGGTTTTAACTATTTCAGCTTCTTCAATAAATGCATCAGCTTTGGCCATTGCATCGGCAACACTCATTGGCTGCGGTAATGTTTTACCGGCAACAGGTGTAAACACCAACATTGGTGTTTTGGTATTTCGGCTTTCTTTCTTACTTGGCATGCTGTTAAGTGCATAGGTGTACGATTCGGCCAGTTTACTAAGGGCTGCAATTTCTTTTTCGGTAGGTATATGCCCTTCTCTAAAAACATGATTGCGGTAATTAATTACATCCATCCGCATGCTTTCTACATGCAGGCCCAGCAGATAACTTTTATCCATTCGGCTTATTTCACCGAAAATATTCTGTGCACTGTAGTAATCGTTTTGAGCTGTAAATGTTGAAACATTGTACCGCTGCATAACAGCTTCTTTTATCTGCTGCTCACTTTTGCCCAGCCGCATCAACTCATCCACATATCGCCAACGGTTTAATATTTCCTCTTCTTTTGAGTTAAGGGTTACCCGATCGCCTTTTAAAAAACGGGTGATCTGTTTATTCTCATCCTTCATGCTCTATTTTTAAAAGTTTACGATAGTGGGCAATTTCTTCCCTGCATTGCTGCAGCGATTGAGCCCGTTTATCTGCCAACCGGTGGCCAGGCTCTTTATCGAGCAGTAGTTTATACCGCCGTTCGTAACGGAGCAGGTTTTGCAGCTCTAATGCCCATTTTACAGGATCGCCGATCACTTCTTTTTGTACCGGTGCTGCAGGTAATTTGCCATGCTGATAATAATAATCCCGTTTTGCATAAATCGCATCACACTCATCATCCAAGTCGCAAATGCGGTGGGCCATTTGGCAGCTTTGTAACCGCTTTACATCATCGCCTGTTTCAGCCTGTTCGGCCACATCATAAATACGGGCCTGCAGGTTCAACATTTCATCATACAACGGTTTCCACTGATCGTACAGGGCCAGCAATACCACATCGGTTATTGGTTTTGGCGGCCAGCCGTTGGTGCTGCTGGTATGTATATCCTGGTTGTATTCTGTAACAGGTTGCTTTTCTTCTTTACGCTCCAGCAGTGCTTTCATTTCAGCAATAAGCCGCTGCCGCTTATACGGTGTTTCTGCTTCGGTACGAAACAAATTATTGAGCCGCTTATTACGACTGTGCTGCAAAAACAACACAACCCCCGATTGGTAATCGGGGTTGTTTAACCATGCATAAATTTCCTGCATGGCATAAAATTGTGCGGATAATTTACGGGGGTGGAGGACAATTACGATACAATACGGCTGCACTCAATGGTGGCAATGCCATCGTAAGGTATTCGGCTCTTTTTATTTTGCAGGTAAAACTGCACGCCGTTTACCACTACAATTTGTCCAAAACTGAGGTTTTTAAAGGTTACAATATCGCAATAAGTGGTAAAGGTATATTTTTCACGCTGGGTTAATGTATCCAAAAATGTTTTCCAGTTTCTGTGATACAAACCTCTTTCTTCTGCACCATCATTGAATAAAAAAGTAAGACTATCATCGCCAACATTTACCCCTGTAATTGTGTACGGATGTGGCGATGCATAGGGATACACATGCCCGGTAGTATCTTCCTGTGGGCCGTGGTAGTAAGCCAAGTAAAAATGATCGGTGCTGGTATCAATATCAATTTCACGGTATGTACGTGGCCTTATCAGCATTTCATCTTTACAATACGGGATGTAGTATTTTGTATTTACGCCACCAAATGTTTGATCCTGTATTTCCATTGATGGGATGTAGCATTTGGTTGTAATCTTTTTGGTATAACCTGCAGGCAAATAACCGGTTTTGTTTTGCGATACTGTTTCCCAAAAAAACGTTGTTCCGTTGTTGGTTACACAGGCAACATAAACGTTTTTACTTTTTACAAGGTATAGATCATCGGCAATAGATGATGTGGGTGTTGGCAATGCCGATTCGGTTAAAACCGAACCCATATTATTGAATTTTGAAAGCGAAAAGGATTCGTTTTCGTTCCGGTACTCATCCAATGCGTAAATAATATTTTGATCAATAACGATTCGCTGGTAAACAGGCGAAACAATATTGCTTATATCAACACGGTCGCTGCTGCTGATGGCATCTTTACGCAGTTTGATGGTAGCCGTTTTTAAGCTGCTGTTATAATCGAACCAAATGCCCAGGCGTTTAGATAGTTCAATTAAAAATGTACTGATGTTTATTGGTGGCAGGTGCTCATTAATGCGGAAAGTAGGGTTTTGATCTCTACGGTTAATAATGATTTGCTGAAAATAAATGATGGTAATCTTTTTAAAATCAGGATCGGTTAAAATATCGCCCTGCAGTTTCCATCCTGCCTCATCAAATATTTTCAACAAAACATTACGCAGGTAAGGGAATGGCGTGTAAGAATTAAAATAAGTTTCGCCGGTTGATGTTGTGCCAGGACTGTACTCCAATGTACAGTTTGGCAAACCGCCTGTTGGGGTAGCTGTATAACGCATGTAATTCCATACCTGTCTGTATGTACCACCAAAAGGGTGTTCCTCTTCATCGCCCAAAACAGGGTAAACAACATAATCGTACGTATCGCAATTACCAACAGCCCATGAAAGATTTAAAGCATTACGTACACTTACCAAACCTGCACTGCCATCGGCAGGCAATACAATCGGATCGTAACTAAGATCAGTTAACTTTTTATCTTTTATCTCACTGTAAAAACTGCTCACATCTTTCAAATAATACAAACTGATGCTGCCTTTTTTAATATCGTTGAGGTTACTTCTCAGCTTTTCAATTTTTACAGTTCCACGGCTGTGCTGTATGGTACCATCCCACAAAACAGCATCTTTTTTACCCATGCCAACGCTGTTAATTACACTATTGTAATCGGTAAGACGCAGGTTTTTTTCGTTTACCACAGCCTCAAACGGCAATGTGTAATCGCCTTGTACTTCTTCTTCCAGCTGTAAAAAAATGTTTTGCTCTTCCAGGTCAATAACGGTGCCCGGTACAAGATCCAAAAACTCACCTTCAATCTGTAATCCTGCTTGCTTACTCATAATTATGAAATTGTAATATCAATACCGCCTGAGGCATCCACATTCGTAAAAGTCATTACTTTTAAAATGTTTGTTTTGCTCGATGTGTAGGTAATGGCCGAGCTAACCAATGTACTTACTGGTGGCCTTACGCTGCCAAACTTAACCTCAATGGTTAAATCTGTTCCATCATCACAATCAAATGTAATAGGTGTACTTGTACCATCGCCTGAACCTGCAGCAATCAATACGCTGTTTCTTCTTATTTCGAATGTAGAAGTGTATGGTATTACAATGCTGCTGTTGGGTGTTGGCGGCGGTATGAGTACGCCATTGTTATAGAAATAAGATCGTGTAATACCAACGGCTCCATTGGCAGCAACAGGACGGTAAAATATAAACTCATCGCTAAACTCAACAACATCAAAATAGGCAATGGCCATAATATCTAACCTGTTCCACACATTTGGCTCTGTAGCCTTGCACCACTCCCATTCTGTTATCGTATCAGCATCCGGGTTATCATCAACCACAACCGAACCTGGTAAACCTAAATAAACAGGATCTGTAACAATTATACCAACCGTTAACGTTAATGTTGCCCTGCACACATTGTTACTGTTTAAGCCTTCTCCAAAATCTTCTTCTTCCAAATTAAAGTGGTTGATGGCTGTAAGTGCAACCTTCCACTCCAACGGCACACTCCAACGCATATCCGTTGTTTTGCGTAATACAAAATCATCGGTAAGCAGCAGCAACGGCCACCATTTGCCCAGCTTTTTCATGTACAATTCTCTGTAAAGAAAAATATCCCGAAGGCTTTCCTGCTCCTGCTTACTTACAAAACCAATTTCGCCGCTATGTATTACGTTTTCGCTGCTGCTGATGGTGCTTTGCTGTGCAGGCAATGCCGTTTCATTAAAATAATCAACCGGTAAAATATGCTCGGCCTGCACCAGTTCATAATTCATCCGTTTTTCTACCACACCCCGTACACGGCAGTTATCTAAACCACCAATACTGTTACGGTAGTGGATGATGGTTTGCTCATAATCGGGCCGGTTATCCTGTTCGTACGTAAACCAATCAACCAGCGTTTCATCATCAGCGCTGTTACGTATGCGTACTTCCCATTTGTAAACATTATCTGCATCAAAACCAGCACCGCCATCCCAATCAAAATAAAGGTTGCTTTGCAGCATAATCATGCAATACGCATCAACCGGTATGGTACGGGTAAAGGTTTCGGTGGTAGCATCTTTGTACGTTAATTTCAGCTGGGCCAACACATCTGCATCGGCACCATCATAAAAGAAACTGAGGAAGGTTTGCTCCGTTGGCAATACCAGCTGGCCCTGTGGCCGCCAGGTAAAAAACATTTGCTGCACCGGGTAAAAAGTAAGCCAAAAGTTATTGCCTTTGTAGTGATACGGGTGTACACCACCTTTAACTGCATAACGTGGCTGGTACGATTCGGTACTTATAAACGCTGCATCGGGTGCTGCTGCCGATACCTCCCGAAACTCAATATAAAACTGGCCGCTTTGGTTGTAGCAAATTTTGCTCTCATCAGCAAAGTTTGGCATATCAAATGCAAGCTGTGCATCAATAATATCCTTTATATCAAACAGGGCCGTACCATTTACCGGCACAAACGGCAAAATAATTACTTCCGAAAAATCGGTTTCATTGTTTCGTTTAAACGCAATACTTACCTCAAACGTAATGCTGCTATCTGCTGCAGCAGCAGCGCTGTACAGTTCGTAGTAAATATTATTGCCGCTCCAGTTAATAAGGTAAGGCCGTTTTAAAATCTCTATCATACTGTATTCCATTTATCGGCATCGTATGCCGGTGCAAATTCACGAAAAGGTATTGTCATCATCCAACCATAATGCTCTTCCAGCTGCATTTCCAATGCTTCAAAGGTCATATCCTCCAAATCAAAACCTTTTAAAGCACCACAGCTATCGGTACGCTGGTCGTTTTTCATACGGGCATAGAAATCGAACATTATTTCCATGGCTTTCAGCTCTGCCTGGTGTACAGCATCGTACGGATCAGCCGCTGCATCAACACGGCAAAGGAAGTGCAGCACAGCCTGTTCGTTTAACTGGCCGCTATCAAAATCGCCATTGGCTCTGCCAATAAAATCGAATACCCGTACCAATACAGGCCCTGCATTGGTGGGTATGCTGTACAGTTGCTGATTTGTTTTAAACCGTTCGAAACATACATTGCTTACATCGTTATGCTGCACTAGTGTATGCTCTTCGCAATAGGTTTTTATCAGGCCCTGAAATTGTTCAAACCGCATCATAATTAACCGGGTTTATTTGCATTGAGCTTTTGCTCCAGCTTTTTGTTTTTTTCAATGCTTTCGCTCAGCTCCATCATAAATTCTTTTAGCAGCATATTTTCTACCTGTGTAAAATTGCCGTGGTTTCCTTTTTCGGCCACAGTATTCATTACACTCCACATGCCGTATTTGGCTACATCGCCTCCACCGCTAAACACATTGCCAAACTGTTTTTGCAATTCAATACGGCAGCTTTTAAACCACCAGCCAATGGCTACTTTAACAGCCAGCGGCCATGCTTCAACCAACGATGGATAATAGGCATCGCAAAGGTTTTTATTAAACGGCATACGGCAATCGCCATCCGGATTTGTTTTTGCGTTGTACTGTGCTTTTTGCTTCCGGTATAACGTACCAACCAGTTGATTGAGTTCGTTTATGCCATTCTCAATGCCTTTGTTTTCGTACTGGTTGTAATAGTATTCGCAAAAACTAAACTCACCAATTAACAGGTTATCGAAATTGCTTTGCGGCCCGTACAATACCTGCTTTGGCCGGTAACATTTATTGCGGTAAGCATAGTATGGTAACACCTGATCTGTTAATTCCATTTCAGTAATTAAAAAATCAACCAGGTATAAATGATCCTCCAACTCAGCCACACTTTGCTGCAACCAGCGCCAGCTGCTCATGCCGGTTAAAATTTTCAGCAGTTTCATTTTACCCGTTACTTCTTCCGGCTTTTGAAGCAACACATCGCACACAGCCACCAGCTGCTTACCGGTTAACTCGTTCCAGCTTTGCGGAACGGTATAAAAACGTTTGTTTAATTCAATAATAGTCATGCTTAAAAACGAAAGATTGATCTTCTGCCATTACCCTTATCGTATGTTACAGGATTGTTGGTTGCTGCATACAGCGGCGAATTTGCAAAGGCACTTGCAAAATCACTCAAAAACTCAGGGCTAAAATCACTGTCAAACTCACCGCCACCAATCTGCTTTAAATAATCAATTGCTTTTTGCAGATAATTACGGCCTTCTCTTTCGGCCTCCCGTCCAATACGGGCTACTTCTGCAGCAGCTGCTGCTGTGCGGCCTGCATACTCTTTGCTATCAATATCGCCGTTGCTGAGTACTGTAAAACCATCCTCACCAAAACGTACGGTAAGTTTACGGGTGGCCATTACAATGGTATAATTAGCAACGCTTCGTTTTAAAAAATCCAACACATCCACATCGGCACCGTTATCTTCTACAATAACAGCCTCCTGTGCACGAATGAATTTTAACAGATCTCTGCCCAAGCTGTTGGCCAAATACAGCTCTTCCACATCCTGCATAAACGGCAACAGTTTCCAATATGTACGGAAAGGCTGGTACAACACATACAGCTTACTGAAATCGAGGCCCGATTTAATTAAGCGGCCTGTAATACGTTGGTAAGTATCGCTGCCAGTCCACAGCGGAAAATCGGCTTTATTGGTAAACAAATAATCGAGCAGCATTTCAATACCATCGTTGGCAATAGTGCGGATGGCATTAATCAACTCATCAAACTCCCATTTGTACAGTGTAGGCATTTCGTTGGTGCTTATGCGGCGTGCACCACTATCGCTGATTGTTGCCTGTAACAATCCGCTGTTATCTACATAAGCAAATGCCACCAATGGTGTGCGGATGAAGCCCAGCAGTTCATTTTCTGCATCGGTAAGCGTTGGCGATGCTGCATTGTATTTTGTATGCAAATCATTGTACAACTCTTTACCAATAACAGGGATGATGTATTTCCAGGCTGCCCTGTCCATATTTGGCAGCACTGCACTGTTGCTTAGCTTGCTAAGGTTGGGCAGTACTTCTTTTACCTGTGCAACTGTTTTAACTAAAGCCATATTGTAAGAAGTTAAAAGTTATGGGTTAAGGGTTTGGTTCGCCTGGTTGGTTACCGCCCAGCATTACGGGTTTGGTACCTGCACCTGTATCGAGTGTGGTAAGAATGGTGGCAGGAATAATAGGCTCCAGCTTTAAGCCTGTTTTCTTATACTGCTCATCCCAACCGTTGTATTTTTTAATAAGGTTGTACAGGCGAAGGATGTTTTTACGTTCGGGCTCATGCATAATAATCTGCACACTTACGGCTTCCCTTACGCTGCTGCCGCCGTTACTGTTGGTGTACGGCCCGCTGGGCATGGTAGCGCCAACAATAGCCGGGTTATAGTTCATGCTAAATGCAATCTCAGCATTACCTGCAGCACTATCCGGCAGCATTTCTCCTGCTGTTGTAGGATCTTCAATTGGTTCGATGTTGATGTAACTATGCTCTTTGCCATCGGCATCAATCCATCCATCCACAAACATGGTTTTGTATGCATTGCGGTTTTGGGCAAGGTTTTCATTTATATCATCGTACACCTGCTGCTTCTTTGCTTCAATTTCCTCTTCGGTATAATCGGCCCAGCTTTTATTGTCAGATAATAAAACCGTTTCCCAGTACTTTTCAAAAATGGTAACCTTGTATTTTGGCCTGAAGTTGTTGGCAAACAAAGCCGCTTTCATTTCGGGAATGCCTTTTACAATATCAACCCACTTTTTATTGCTTCGCCAGTTACCAAAGCTGTAGTATTTCTCATTCCAGCCGGGATAATTAAAAGTCATGGCAAACTGTAAACCGCTTTGCCTGTTTCTTAAATCGGCCAGCGGATTGTGGCGGTTAAGTAACGGTATGGTTAAAATGCGTGTATCATTTACCTGTGTTACTTTATCCCACTCGGCACATAAAAAAATGTTATCGATGTTGCCGCTATCATCCATTTGTTTGTAACGGAGTTCGGTTACATCATCCCGCTGAAATAGTTCAATTTTATTGCGGCCCAGGTTTAAACCAAACCGTACAACACCATTGTTGAAAGCCCGTAAATCTTTCATCAATGCAAACTCCTGTTTGTAGCTGTCGTTTGCTTCCATAAAATCATCTATCTCGGCAACATCGGCCACCTCTTCCACGGTTGTTTTACCTGTTTTTTCTTTACGGGTATATGCCCACATTACACCTTCTCCGAGTGCAAAGCGTGCCTGCTGATCGATGATGCTGGTAAGGATGCCACAGTTTTTAATATCGGCCAGCATTTGAAAAGGCAACTGGTTATCGTTGCCCCACGGTGCCCAAGGCCCAATTAATGATGTAACTTTTTCCACGGTGGTTTGTGGCAGGCGGCGCTCCATATCCATGGCCATTACATCAAAAAACATAGCACCACTTTCGATGCCGTAACCAATGCCGTTTTTAACAGTAACACTCATTGTACAATTCTTTTTCCGTTAAACAGCACCATTAACCGCCAATGCACCGTGTAGGGGTGCTGCCGGCTATCGTGCGGGTTGTAAATGTTTACGGTTTTATGCTGCAGGTGGTTGGGGTTACGTACGGGGCTGTTGAGCTTTGTTTGCAGCTGCCTGTTACGTGTACGGGCACTAATGGTTTCGCCTTTGTACTTTACATAGTTGGTTACCCGGCGAATTTCGCCACCGGTACCCCTGCGGCGATCGCAAGTAATAAACGAAAGATCGAAGGGCATGCCGCTATCCATTTGCTGCACTACCTGCCACCTGTTAATGGTTTGCTCCATTTATACTGAACATAAAACGTTTGTGAACAGTATAAAAGTGGAAAGAGTTGTTGGATGGGTGGAGGACAATAGGTGGAAAGCCGGTAGTCGGGAGTCGGAAAGTCGGGAGTAGTACCCTAAAAAGGAAGATCTTCTGTTTCGCTCACCTTATCATTCTGCAAGTTTTTAATTTCAGAATCGATTACAATTAAAGCCTGATGATAAAATAGTCTTTTCTGCCGATGCGTTCCACCGCTTTCCATTACCGAAAAAAGCATTTTTACAGCTTCAAGTCTTGCAATTTGTTTTGAACACCATTGGTTCATCTGCTTTATTAAATAATTATTTTTTGATGTAAGGTTTGAAATTTCAGTTTTCTTTTCTGAAACAAGTGCTTCAAGTTCACTGTTTATTTTTCTAATTAAATCGTTATTGCTTGAATAGATTTCACACTTTGTAATCCATTCGTTTAACTCTTTGCTGTACTCTTCCTGCAATTGCTTTTTTGTTTTTGCCATAAATACTATTTGTTTTTATTGGTTAACTGATCAATAAACTTTTCAGCTACATACTCCGGCCCTAAATCCCTTGCTGCCTGGCTGCAGCGGTTGTAAAACTTTAACAGCTCTACCAGGTTGGCTTTGGTGTAGCTGTACGCATTAATATCGTACCCCAGCTTTTGCAATACCCACAGCCGCTTTTCAATACGTACACGGCCATGCTTTTTGTAATTGTACCGCATACTGGCAACAGTACGGGCCGTAATGCCCAGCTTACGGTACACAGCCTTTTCGGCAATAGCTGTTTCAAATAAACGGTTAATGATGGCGATGTCTGTCATGCGTAAGTAAGTGCTTCTTTTGCTTCCTGTTTAAAAATCTGTTTCAATAATTCATCTGCCATAGCAATACGGTTCACCAATGTTTTTTTGCTGAGTTTTAAATACAGCTCTGTGGTTTGTATGCGGTAATGGCCTAAAAAATCGGCAATGTCTTTTATATCCACACCAGCCTCTTTTAAGTGAGTAGCCCGGCTGTGGCGTAAACCGTGCGGCCTTACTTTTTTACGTAAGCCTATACGGCGGCAGCCCTGGTAAAACAATTGCTGTATGCTGCGTACGGTGTACTGCTCTCCTTTTTGCTGACCTTCAAACAGCCATTCTTTTGGTTGGTATTGGGTAAAGTAAGTACGCAGCAGTTGCAACGTATCGGCTGGTACCGGCACATCCCGATCTTTAAACCCTTTGGCACCTGCAATACGGATCAATCCACGCCCACCATCTACATGGCTTATTTTAATTTTTGGCACTTCGCCAATACGTAAGCCACACACATACATCAATGTAATAATGGCCCGGTGCTTAATGTTGCTGTAGCTGGCCAGCAGTTTGTTTGTTTCCTGCAGGTTAAGTATTTCGGGTAAATAATCTGTTGCACGTGGGTAAGGCACATCGCCCAGGCTAAGCGGTTGCTTTAATACAAACTTGTGAAAGTTGCGGATGGCTGCAAGCATTTGTTTGTGGTAGTTTTGGTTTTTAATGCTGAGCAGATAATCTTTAATCAATTCAATATGAGCAGCGGCATCGGCAGGCTTTTTGCCATTCATAAACTTAAAGTACTGCATAATGCAATCGGCATAGGTACGTATGCTGCTATCTGCATAATTACGCAGCTTTAACTCCCGCATAAACTTGTACTTTAATTCCTGTGCTCTGTTCATAATAGATTGATTTTTATAGTAGGTTCGCTAATCAACTTGTAAGGCAAAATTTGCCAACACACATAATCCTCCGCACACGGTGCTTTCACTTCGCTTCGCTACGTTCCCAGCCCCTAAATTTTGCCTTACGATCGTGGTTGCACCCACAGCCCCCGTGTAAGTGTTGATTGTTTAAGGTGATAGCTTCGCTGGCAACCTTCGCCTTACATGGTGTTTACGAAATGGGGCTGTTGGTCGCTTGCTTTCGTGGCTTATTTAAAAAATCAATTACAACCGTACTTTAATGTAAAAACCAAAACTGCAAATGCCAATACGTAAAATAGGCATCCCTTAGCTTCACTAACGTCATCGTTCTCGTTGCTCATTTTATAAATTTTAATTGTTTAATAATTGATTTTTTAAAACACCACTTCGCAAACACCCCGATCGTTGGACCGCCATACTTTCACCCCGTAATTCAGAAAACAATTAAGACAATAATACAGACAAAGCAGAAAGCCCTTCTTTTATATCTTTCTTTAATTGTTCATGCGCTTGATGCAACGATTGAGTTCCTTGTGTATAATGTTCAGGGCATTTTGCCTCATACACTTCTTCAATTTCTCCGTATGTACGGACAGCGAAAACGGATACAGAGTATTTTCCACCTCTATCCATAGCTTCTGCATCTGCACGTTCTGTTGCAGTATCAATTCCGCTACACAAATCAACTAAATAACTGTGTCCGTCTTTATGACCGTAACGATATGCTATCAGGATATAGCGACCTTCTTTGTTTAAATTTTCCATGATTATAATTTTAAGATTAAAAAATTTTGTTTTCTTCATACGGGGTGAAAGCCGTAAACCAACCGTGTTCATGCTTCACACTCCCTTGTTTTACTTATGGCTGTCCAACGGCCAGAAAATTCGGCAGGCTAAACACAACTCCCGTACGGCGTCCAACAGTAAATTGCTATAATGCGCCGTCTGCCTCAACTGTTGCTTGCCCTTTTACTCCGATGTTCCATCGGTACAGGGCGCACAACAGCAATTTCTGGCCGTTATGCGTCAGGCTACGACCGTGTAACCCAACAACATTTTCAAATCATTGACAATATCTCGGTAGTGGTGCATTTCGCTTTCATTCGGAAACAATGCTTGCAAAAAAGCATCATTCTCTTTTTGATAAACACCATACATTCTTGAAGTATTATCGTAGCTGTATTGAACATTTGCAAGTCTATCACATAGCTTTACATATTTTGCCCACATTGTTTTTCTAATACCATCGTAATAGGCATCATTTGCTCTTTCTTTTCGGTTTTTACCCTTTTCGTTGGTTACGGCATAAACAATATTTGCAACCGCTTCACCAGCTACTTGCTTAATATCATTATAAGTCATTCTGCAATCTTCAATTGTATCGTGTAACCAACAAGCAGATAATACATCGCTTTGTGCTTGTTCAGGTATGCAATCAATATACTTTTGTGCGGTCATTGCTACCATTGACAAATGCACCGAATAAGGTTTACCATCGTATAAATGGTTTGTGTTGTTGTGTGCTTCTATTGCGAAGCTGATTATTTTACTATTCATATTTTAAAATTTAATTCGTTTCCAAAAAGCCCGAACGCATAACACACGTTTGGCAAAAGTGGCGGTGCAGTACTCCGCTCGATATTTACTGCTATATTCAACATTCGTTCTCCGCATCGGCATTTGTGCTGTAAATCGCCACCTTCGCCAAGCGTGGGAACGTTATACATACAACGCCGCCTTCACCTCTTCCACCGCTTTCATCATAGCAGCAGTAGTAGTTTCATTTCTTCCAAAGTAATGATCGAGTGAAAAAGCAAAACCACCATCACATACTTTTTCAATACTGCTCCAAATGCCGGGGTGCCAGTATTCGTAATCTCCATCGTTATCGCTGATAATGAAACAGGCTTCTTCTTCAAAAAATTGTAATACGCCCAGGTACTTTACCGATGGGTTGGTGTAATGAATCAGCACTACATCATTTAACTGCATGCTGTTGCCGTTGCTGTCTTTTAAAGAAATACTGATCATAGAAAAGGTTAAAGGTTATGAGTTAAGGGTTGAAGGCGATGGCTGCGGTTTCAGTTTTACTCTGAAATAGGCATGCGTTTGCAATTGTGATTTTAAGTTGGTATAAACCATGCCATCAATTAATGATGCAGTATCAAAATAAAGTGTATGGTTTACATCCTTAGGATTAAACTTATTACCCCATTGCTCGATGTAATAAACTTTTTCATTACTCATAACCTGTAACATTTAACGTTTAACTGTTTCACTCTTTCCACAAACCCAAACTCATACCAACATGAGCACTTATTGTGCTGCCGGTGGTGTAGGTAGTGCTTATGTAAAAAGAAGATCGTTTGTAGTAACAAAAATGGTAAGCGGCATACAGTTGTGCCTGCAGGCTGTTACGTTGGGTGGCATGGGTGCTGTACACTTGCCAAACAGGCCCTGCTCCTGCAATTATACCGTACTGTGTAACAAGTTGTGCCCGTATATGCAACTGTAAAGGCATTGCAGCATCGTCAGCAGCAGTAAAGCCTGCACCTATGGCGCCCTTACCGTGCCGGTACCCCACACACAACTCTGCTCCTGGCAAACCATTGGTGGCACCGGCACCTGCATAAACATGCAGCTGGGCTTTTAATTCAACAACTAAACAAAAACTGACTGCTATAAAAAACACAACTCTTTGCATTTGCGAAATGTTACGCTAATTTACGACAGTTTACGATATATGCAAATATTAAGGAGTTTATTTTATAAAAAAACCTCCGTTGTGCGGAGGTTATACATTAAACCATTTGGCTGATGCGGTGCAAAAACTGCGATAGCTCCCGGTAGGTGTGCAGCTTTTCTTTGGTATGCTGAACATCGGGCTGGTGCTCCAGGCTTAGCTGCAACATATCGTACAGATCCTGCTCAATTTCGGCTGCGGTACTGTTAGCGAAAAACGTTTTTACTTCGGTGGCTAACGCTGTAGGTTGTGGTTTTGGAGTGTTACTCATTGTTAGAATAGGTTTAAAGTGAGGCTACAATTTAATTACAGTTTATCGTTTATGCGTTGCAGTTAGTTAGGTTAATTTATACACATAAATACTTATTATAATAATCAGTATTTATACTTATAAGCATGTTTAACCATGCTGTTTTTAAACAGCAATACAATTTTACAAGGGCAGTTTGTAATGTATTTGCGATGTGAAAAAAAAGCCCCGATAATTACCGGGGCTTTTTTGTTACTGTAATGTAACATACAGCTGCATGCTGTGCAGGTACCTTGTTAGTAACCGGCAGTAAAACGCTGCATCTTTAACCTCTTGCATAGTAGCATCTTCATTTTCTACTGTGCGGTTAAACATATCCCACAGGCATTGCTCAATTTCCTGTACACTGGTTTGCTGAAAAAGGTCTTGCACATGGGCCGCTAATTGGGCCTTTTGATCGCTTGTTGTGTTTTGCATTTTAAACAATTTGAAATGAAAAGAATGGACAGGTCGCTGCAAAACACTCTGTTGAGACAACAGAAAAGCTGCGGTACTTTCAACCGTTCGCCTGCCCAGTTAGGTAATACTAGTCTGTAATGGAATTTTTGTCTCATTGAAGAGAGTGTTTTGCATCACAAACATAGCAATTATTTCAATTTAAAAAACTTATTTTCGTAAATAGCCGAAAGCTACCGAAAGACGAAAGTACGATGTTTTGCGACACTGTGCAATGTTTTTCGGAATTATTTTATTAATCTAAAAACACTGTTATGTTTACAGAAGTATTTTTCTTTTTCAGCCTTATTAGTCTTTTTGCATTAGGTCTTTTTATTATCGATGCCGGAAGTGAACGTAAAATCGGATGGCTGCTTACACTTGTACTTTGCATTTTTGCCACGCCTTTACTTGCAGCAATACCTGTTTTTTTATCCAAAAGAAAATCTGAGGAAGCACACGATAAGTTTATGAGAGATACATTGGTAAAAATGTACAATCTTATTGAAGAAGGACAGAAAAAAGAAGATGCTACTTCATAGTAGCATCTTCAATTATTGCGGTTTTACGGTCGTTGGCATCTTCTATGGTGCTAAGGCTTACCACCCCAACAAACGGTTTTTCCAGCTGTTTGCTTAAACGCATCAACACATCCCGTAACTGTGTATTTTCCTGCTGTAACTGTGTGTTTGCCTGTGGCAGTATACCACCGCTTTCGTAGCGGCGTACATTGCCCATGCTGTTGGTAATAAGCCCCACATTCATGGGCCGTATGTTGCCTGTTTTGTTAAACGGACTTTCAATATTGTAACCTCCATTGCGACTGCTTTCTAATGCTGCTGCCACCAGGTTAGGATTGTTGCGTACAAAGCGGCGGCTTAGGATAGCTTCACCACCTTCAACCTCGGCCTCTACCGATCCTGTAACGGGGTTAATTACCGGCATGCCGCCATTGCTGTGGCGTGGGCCATTTAAAATACCACCCTTTGCAAACTGTGGTGGTTTTTGGCTGGCAATAATGCCAATTTGCACAGCACCCAATGCAGCGGTAATAGCAGCCAGTATAGGGCCGCCTGTACCCAATGCACGGGTTACAGCCAGGGCTGTGTTCATTACAGCGGTAATAAGGTTAAGTGTTTTATCTCGCTGAAACTGTTTGCGGCGTAATGCTTTTTCCTCGGCTTCCTGTTTGTTGTTGATTGCTTTAATTTGTTTATCGTACTGCTCCCGGCTTATTTTTTGGCTGTTGAGTAAGCGATCATAGTTTTCCCGCTCCCGATCGTAACGGCGGCGGTTATCATCGAGGCGCTGGTTTTCACGTTCGCTAATAGCATCAAACAGGGCCGTTACTGCCTGGAAATTTTCCTGTATGTAACTGCCTATTTCTTCAATTTGATCGAGCAGCAGCTGCCGGTTTTTTTCACGGTACTTTTCCCGTACAAGCTCTACACTACGGCCTGCTTTTTCTGCAGCGCCTACCTCAATCTGCTCTTCAAGTTGTAACTGCTCCCGTAATGCTTTTTGCCTTGCCAATCCACGGTTTTGCAACACCTTTAACTCAGCATCATCCTGCAGGTTTTGTAAGCCTGTTCTTGCATTTGCTTCCAGCTGGTTACGGGCAAACTCCAAAGCAGCCAGCTGCCGTTTTTCAAACAGCTCTTTTAATTTTTGTGCATCGGCATCGGCCTTTTTACGTAACTCTTCGGCATTTTTATCGGCTTCGGCCTGCAGCTTATTGTAATAGTTTTTAAATACCAGCTGCCGCTCCCGGGCATTTAAATCATCAATTTGTTTTAACTGATCTGCATTGCCTTTGGCCCGTATGCGAAGCTGATTATACTTTTCATCAACAGCACGGAGTTCTTTGGTAATCTGATCAGCATTGAAGAACAACAGATCTTCGGCCTGCTTTTTTAAATCTTCATTTAGTTTTTTACGTTCTTCTGCTGCACGCTCACGCTCCAATTGTGCTTTGGATTTTCCGCCACCTCCAGTTTTTGTTTTTGTTGTAGTGGTTGTTCCGGTATTTGTGCCGAGTGTAGTATATGCCGATGGCTGATCTACAGGATCAACAATACCTTGTGCCTCCTGCTCTTTTCGTATTTGTGCCAATGCTTCCATTGCACGAACTTTTGCTTTTGCACTTTCGTTACCCAATAAAGCCAGTGTTTTATAAAAAATAACTACACCACCAGCCATTGCAGCCCTGAATGTGCTTGTAACGTTTGAAAGTACAGAATAAAATCCTTTTACAACCGGTGCAAGGTTTTCGCCAATCTCTTCTTTCAGGTTTGCAATTTCCTGCCGGGTTTCGGCAGCACTGCCTGCAAGTGTACCACTGAATGTTTCGGCAGCACCTTCAACCTTTGGTTTTAACTCTTCCAGGATAATGCCAAATGCTTCAGTTTCATTACCTGCATCTTTTATGTCAATACCGTATTCCTTCAGGGCTTTACCGTTACCTTCTAACGCTTTAATGATAACCGATGCAGCCTCCTGTACACTGATCTGCTGTTGTGCAGCAAAATCAATTACAACCGGTGTAAGATCACGTATCTGCTGCTCTGTAAGTTTACCGTAATTGATAAACTGCTCAAATACGCCAATAATATCATCGTTATCTAAAAACTTAAACTGATCGGCCAGCTCTTCGGCAAACTTTGTTAAACGTGGTATAGCATCTTCCTGCCCTAGATTTTTAAGCCTTGCCTCAAAACGTGCAGCAGCAAGTTCGGCCTGCTGAAATTCATTTATACTATCGCCAATAAAACCAACAACAGCATCCACACTTATTTGTGCAGCTGCCAATGCACCGAGGCTTTTTGCAAACCCTGCAAAGCCATTAAACAAACCGCTGCTGCTTTTACTGCTGTTGTTAAACCCTTCATTGAGCCTATCAACCCTGTTTCGCATTTCGCCCAGCTCCACTTTGGCTTTGTTGTATTGGATAAGCACTTTGCTAAAATCGGCATCGGTAGTGCTCATGGTTTTAAGGCGGCGGCCCAATGCATTTACCGTGCTTTGCAAATCTTTAAAGCTGGGTGTTACTTCGCCGTTTACTTTTTTACTCACCCGCTCCAGCTGGCCCTCAGCTGTTTTTAATTCTTTGGTAAGCCGGTTAATTACCACCGGATCGGTTGCCTTTTTTAAATCATCGGCCAGTTGTTTGGTTTTGGCCTGTAAGCGTTGCTGTGCTTTTTCGGCTTCGCCACTTTCAATAAATACACTTACGCTGCGGGTTACTTTTGTTGCCATTGTAGAAACGGTTTATGGTTTAAGGTTTATGGTTGTACCCTGTGCCTTGTACCTTATTGCTTGTTTTGTATTACTTGAATTTTATTTCTCCCACCACTGCATCGGCTATTTCGTTGGCAACGATATCGCCCAGCAGTTCGGTGCCGTTGGGGCTGTCGAGGTAGGCATCAATAAACGGTTTGGCTTTTCGGTTGCCGCTATCGGCTTTACCAAGGCTGGCAGGGTTGGTGCGTTTGGTTACGCCTTTGGCGGTTATCCAACGGCTGCCTTTAAGGCCACCCTGTCCACGCCCTGCACCACCCATGGTGTAAATAAGCGGCCTGTTAAACGTAAACGATACCACATTTACAGCTCCCTGCTTTTCCCGGTACTTATCGGCCATGGCCGCAATACTATCGCTGCTGCTGGGGCTGTTGCTGCGGTGCCGTATGCCATAGCTGCGGCCAGTTGTTTTAATGCCGGTTAAGGCAGTGCCGCCCCAGCGGCGTACGGAGTTATTGAAGGATTCATAGTTCATGGTTCATGGTTGATGGTTCATGGTTTAACAAAAAGCCTCCGCCGCATGTGGCGGGGAGGCTTTTTTTACCTTAAACCTTAATCATTAATCTTCCTTTTTTTTCGAAACCACTGCTGCTGCTGGTTTTTCTTTTCGTTTAAGCAGGTTACCACCTTGCTTTACATATGTTTCGGCTGCTTCGGGTGTAATGCCCGAAATCATACCGGAGTATTGTTTAATTACGGTAATACGTTGATCGGGCTGATCGGCACCGAAAGCCGGTTCGTAATGCTCGGCTGTTTGTGAGTTCGTTAGTATCATACGTTTTAGTTTTATGGTGAGTGGTGAATGGTGAATGGTGAATGGAAGAAAGCTGAATATTCAGCCTTCCTCCCTACACCTTATACCTTCAAACTTTTCTTACGCTACCTCTACAATTGCTGCGTTATAGAAGAAACGCTTTTGAATGATTTCGCCTGTAACTGTCCATGTTTTCAGGTTTTCTTCCTGTCCACCATCAAAGGCAACAGAGAAGTAAGCCTGCTTACAATCATCGCCCAGCTGTACATAGCTATCGGCAGTTAAGCAGTTTGCATCCTTCATGAGATAAATGTTTTTCTCATTCAGGATCTTTGTCATTTGCTCCTGTGTAGCAGCGCCATCGGTTACCACCTGAAACTCTACCCGGTAACGGATAAGGCGTGCACCTTTTTCGCCCACTGTTTCTGCAGTTAAACGAACGGTATCGGTTTTTGTAACCCAGCTGAAAAAGCCTTTACCAACGGGGTGCGTATGTGCAGCGCTAATGGTGTATTTATCGCCGAGTGCAGTGCTGCCGCTGGGAGCCTGCAACAAAGTAAAATCTGCCAGTGGGCAGATGTAAAACACATCTTTATAACCGCCCTGAAACTGCTCGGGAGAAGTTGGTGCGGTAATATTTGCGTATGTTGCCATTGTTGTTAATTGAAAATTTGTTTTAATACAGAGCCAACACAGCCAGCATCTACCAGGTGTTTTTGTGCCAATGGCTCAACTGCAACTTCGGCGGCGGTAAGTACACCCAAATCGGGTATCATTACTTTACCATACACCACTTCGTAGGTATTACCGTTGTACACAAACTGGTTTGTTTTAAGCTCCTGCTCTGTTTTTTTGTTTACTGCTTTTGCCATTGCGGTTTATTGTAACCAACAAAGGCATACAGCATGCACTGTATGCCTTTGGTTAGGTTTGTTTATGCCTGGTCGTTTACTACAATTGCATCCAAATCCTGAATTTGGCAACCGGCAGCCATCATAGGACGGCTTTCGATAATGTTGCGGCGTACAGATGCTGCCACCTGAATTGCTTCTACATTGGTACCAAATACCAGGTTATCGGGGAGTGTAGCAATAAGGCGTGCACTGGTACCCATAAATGCTACAGGACGCAATACAGCATTAAAGCCATCAATTGTGTACTCACCGTTTTCGTTTTTATCGAAACCGTACGTGTTAAGTGTGCGGTAGTGTTTTTTGTATTTATCGAATGTTGCATAAGAGCAATAAACGATGAAACCTTCCTGGCGCATCCAGTGTGGTACTGCCTCGCACACCTGCTCTGTTTTTGTAACAGCATCGGAGGTAGACAATGCACCTGTTGCAACCGGTGTAAGGGTTGTTGCAGTAATTTCTGCAGCAATAATAGTACCCCAGCCATCGCAAATAGCTGCGGCAGTTGTACCTGCACCATTACGTACACCGCTGTACAGTGTACTGCGTGTAATGCTATCGAGGTATTCTTTTGCCAGCTGTTCGTTTGCAGCCTGTGCAAAAGTCTGATCGGTTAAACCTGCGTTGAGGTAGGTGTTACGATACTCTTCCGGATCAAAATCATGATCCCACTTCGACTGGTAAGCAGTCAAAATACGATCTGTGTATTTTACACCATTGCCGGATGTATCATCCTGTGCACGGTAAGGACGAGGGCCACCCACTGCACTCAGCTTTGTAAGTGGTTGGGGGGCAGTTACGTTGGTACGAACCTGAATACCCAGCGAACGTAAGTTCCAGCTGAGCACCTTCTTACCAAAAACCTGGCCTCCAAACTCTACAAAGGAGGAGGCAATCAATGAAAGATCGGGGTTTGCCATTTTTTATGTGTGTTTTAATGTTTAAAAAAATTGTTACTGCAGCATTGCTTTACGCTTTTGCATTTCTGCATCGGCAGTGGTAGCATATTTATCCCAGCCTGTTTTTGTTCCTGCATTTGCATCATCTGCACCGGCTTTTGGTGTTTGCTGTAATGCAGGCGCTTGTGCTTTTAAAGCATCAATTTGGCTTTGCAGGTTTTCTTTTTCGGTAGCAGCAGCGGCCAGCTGGTCGTTGGCTGTTTGCAGTTGTGCCTGTGCATCCTGCAATTGCTGTTGTGCGGCTGTAAGCTGCTCCTGTGTAGCAGCGGCAGTGGTTAAAGCAGTATCCATGCTTTGCATTTCTTCTGCACTAAACACATAACCTTCTTCAATTTGTGTAAGTACAGGTACGTTTGCGGCTGCCTGTACAGCAGCGAATTTTACATCTGTATTCATTGTTGCTGTTTGTAATGATTGTTTAACTGCATACTTGAAAGAGCCAATACGATCGGCCAATCCGGCTTTAATGGCTTTGTTGCCGATGTATACGGCACCGGTTAATACATCTTCTTTTTGCAGATCTATTTTACCGGCACGGCTGCGTGTTACAGCGGCCTCAAATGCATCGTTAAGTGGATTGAGAATTTCGTTTACGTACTCTGCAGTATCGCCTTCCTGTGCTTTTAAGGAAGAGCGGTTTTTGCGTGTGCTGCGATCGGCAAACACAACCACATTACGGTCGTTATTGCTTTTTTGCAAAACGGCCATTGTACCAATGCTACCAACCATACTGGTGCGGCCATTGATGATAACCTGCTTTGCCTGGCTGCCAACCCAATAGGCTGCACTGGCCATCATACCATGTACCCATGAGTATACAGGCTTGCTGCTGGTAGCAACAACACGGGCCAACTCTTCGGTACCGTTTACACTGCCGCCAGGGCTATCGATGCTGAGTACAATACTTTTAATAGCCGGGTTTGTTTGTGCACTGCGGATTGCATCGGCCATGGTAGCAGTACCGGGGCTGCCACAGTTATCGTACTTCATCATAGGCCCGTTAATAGGCACTACCAATACTTCGCCGTTTGTAGTTGGATTGCCTTGTGCGTTTACACGAAAAGGCAGATCGTTATTTACAGTTGCTTCGTACGATCCGTTTAAAATGTTAGGGATCAGCTCCTGCATGTTTTGGGCATAACCTACTTCGATCAACCATTGATCGGAAAGGATTGTTGCCAATTGCTTTGCAGAAAGCGGATTTATCATGTTGTAAAATTGTTTTGATTGGTTGGTCGGGTGAAGGACAATGGAAGAAAGTCGGTAGTCGTTAGTCGGGAGTCGGGAGTGGGTGCTGCTGTTGGTACTTTCGATTTTTTATTTTGGCGTTTCTATTTAATAAAAAAGCCCCCGGTAGAAACCAGGGGCGGTGAAACCAAAACTAACTGTATGATGATTGCTGCTTGCTATGCTTCGTTTGCACTGATGCTGCCGGTGGCAGATACAATGTATTGTTTTACTGATGCGGGCTGATTGTTGTACGCTGGCCGCTGTACAGCAATGCAACGTATTTTTTTAATACGGGTAATGGTTACTGCATCGCTTTGGTTGCCGCCCAGCACATGGTAACAATCATTATCCTCTGCAATGTAAATACCTACATGGCCGCCGCCTTCTCTTGCAAATACCAATACATCGCCCAACATGGCTACCTGCGTACGTTTGCCCCATTGTGCCCATGAGCGTGCCCACAATGGTTTATCAATTGGCTCCCTGCCGCTGCGTTTAACTACCAATGCAATAAACAAACCACACCAGGGTATACTATCGGCATTGTAGGTATTGCTGATGCCTAACTCTTTGGCCCAGCTTAATATGGTGGCATTGTTTCCAACACCTGCAATTTCTTTGGTGCCTAATTGCGACAAACCAATTTTTACCATGCGTGGTAACTCTTCAATTGCTTCGAGGAATTTGTATTGTTGCGGTATCATAAACTTTCCTCCACTTTTAGTTTTACAATTTTGCCATAGGCTTTTTTGCCCGATAGTACATAGTATGCCTGCAGCTCCCACTCGCCGCTTTGGTCGAGATCGCCATTGGCTGTTTGGTATTCGATTTTTGTAGTGCTGGTGCTGGCTGTAAAATGGCCTTTTGTGCCATCGGGCTTTTTATACAGTATGCGGTGATCGCTTGTATTGGTAAGATCTGCCGATGTATCTAACGAAAGGGTTAACAGCGATTGATTTTTATAAATGCTCATACAATTGATTTTGCGTTGTAAATAATTTGTACCGGTGTATTGTATTGCTGCTGTAACTCCACAGCAGATTGGCTGTTTACAAAGGCTGTGTTGCTGCTTTGGTATTGCAACAGATGAACAGGTGCAGATGAAAGTTGCTGTGTTGTTTGTACCGCACTGTTTAAGTACAGCACATTGTAATAAAAGGTTGCCAGCGAAATGTAATCGAGTACTACACTTGCTGCTTGTACCTGTGTTGCACTTTCTGTTACCTGTAACAGTTTTGCCTGCAGCAACTGCACAGTAGCTGCTTCTGCTGTTGATGCATCCGCCGTTACCTGCAATGTTTTTTTGTATAGTACTACAACGATATTGCTTACGGCTGTGGCTGTTGCTGCTGTTACGTTTACTGCACGAAAAGCAGTAAGTGTAACTGTTTGCCCTGTTGCCGTTGCTGTTGTTGTTGTAACAGCAAGTAAACGGCTGATTGATAACTGTACATTGGCAGCTGTTGCCGTTGCTGCATCTGCTGTAACAGTAAGTAAACGTTGCTTTGTAAGCAGCATAGTACTGCTTACTGCTGTGGCTGATGTAGCTGTTACGTTTAATTTACGTACAGCAGTAATGGTAACTGTTTGCCCTGTTGCCGTTGCCGTTGTTGTTGTAACAGCAAGTAAACGGCTGATTGATAACTGTACATTGGCAGCTGTGGCCGTTGCTGTAGCTGCTGTAACAGTAATTGTACGTTGCTTTGTAAGCAACACGTTACTGCTTACTGCTGTGCCTGCTGTAGCTGTTACGTTTAATTTACGTGCAGCCGTAAGTGTAACTGTTTGCCCTGTTGCTGCAGAAGCAGTAGCGGTTACAGTTAATACATACTGTACGGCGGCATTATTTGTAAATAGTGTTAACAGCATTAGAACTCGTAGCCGATTATTTGTACATCCCAGGTGGGTGCGTTGGTTGTGTAAGTAGCCAGTGCTGTAACACCAATTTGCAGCGTACCATCGCCCACAATTTCGGGGCCTGCATCTGCAAAATTAAAAACGGCTGTACGATCCCATGCGTTTGCTGTTGCCGGTGTTGCAGAACGGGCAGAAAACAAAATGTTGCTGGTGGTTGTTACAGCGCCTGCTGTATTAACCCGAATGTTAAAGGTTGTTACCTGTGCAGTTGCTGTGTTATTACCACGGGTTGCAAACGTTATGCTTGTAATACGAAAACGTTTTCCGTTTGTAATTACAAACGAAGTGGCCGTTGTTGTAGCAGCTCCGGGGCTTGCTGAACGTGTAAGCGTTATGGCTGTTTCGGTATTGGTTGCACCGGCTGCTGCTGCGTTTGCCCAAAATTGAATAGGAGCTTTTGAAGTATCGATGGCCATTACCGGTAACGGATTAGCAGCCGATACATCGCCATCGTTTACACCATCGGCACCAATGGTAATTTTTACACGCTGGTGCTTTACGCCACCAATATCATCCGTAGCAATCGAATCGCCACCTGTACCTACATTAAGTGTGGTATTATCTGCCATTGGTATTAGTAGTTGAGTTTAAAGATGCCGTTTACATCATCGAAGTTTAACAACAGCGATTCGCCATCGGCCAGGGTAATGGCGCTGCCATAATCTACAAAACCAATGGCTTCTTTATTCGTAGCCGAGTTGTTGTAGATTAATGCATAACGAAACGGGCCTATGGAGCCGCCTGCTGCTGTAATAGTTTCATCGGCAATGGTAAGTGTGCAGTTACCACTGCTGTTTGTCCAGGTAACACTATCGAGTGTAACACCACCTGCAGCATAACCACCTGTTGCAGAAATTTCTGTAATGTCGGCCAGTTTGGTAGTGCCGGCAGCAGTTGGTGCTGTGTTGGTTAATGCAGCTTTTAATGTGTGTGCTGTAAAATTGTGTGTGCCTTTACCAAGTTCGAGGTTGAGGCTTTGTACACGGGTAAATGCAGATGTGGGCATGGTTTATTTATTTTAGATTTTTTGTTAACTCATATAATACAGCAAATACAACTGCTACACCTAAGTATAACAGGCGCTGCAATAAAAAAGAAATTTTACGTTTACGTTCGAAGTGATCTGTTTTGCTGTTGGTGGTGCTGCTTTCTTCATCGATATATCTTCCGAAAAAAAGGTTTAATGCAGGATCGTAAAAAGCACCACGGATGCCGATACAGCTTAATGCAAAAAACACTACAGGCCAATGAAACAAACGGAAAGACCAGCATAGCAACAGCCATGCTACAAATGCAATAGCAATAGTAACACGCTTATCAAGGTTAGGCTTTTCGCCAAACTCATTTTTGTACCGGCACCATTCAATAAATGGCAGCAGCAGTGCAGAAATAAGTATAAATGTTATGTATGGCCAAACGTTCATTATTTGCAGCTTTTATTAAATGCATCAAGGCTGCCGGGTTGCTGCTCATCTGTTTCAGGAAAAAGATGATCGTAGTTTTGTCCTTCCACAAAGTTTTTCAAACATATTTTCTTTGTGTACTCTACGCTGCTTTTTAAACGTAACGGCACAATATATGGTGGCAGTAATGCACCAATTGCAATAAATGCGAGGCTGATCCAGATGGCATTGTTTTTACTGTCTGTACCATCGAAACGCCATGCCCATACCAATGGCAGAAAGCATACAATAAAGCTGAGTGTTTTAAAAGTATGATGCAGATCACTTTGTTTTGCATCTTCCCAGGCTTTACTAAAGCTGGCTGTAATTTCTGCATAGCCGGGTTGTGCTTCGTAACCGGGTTGCTTCCAATCCTGTTGAATTTTTACAGCGTTGCTGTGATCGTTTTTCGTAATTGTAAAAGCTATTTGACGGGCTGCCAAAAGAATGGCACATACAATTAATGCACCATACCATGTTTTAAGAAAAGAAGTTACTTTTTTCATATCGTTCGTTTATTGGTTAAAAATTATAAGAAAACAAAACCTGCCAGCACCACACCTGCTGCGGTGCCAATGCCTGCTACTTTGCCCCAAAACTTTGCCCGTTTTAATTTCTTCTGCAGTTTGTTGTTTTGCTGCGTTGCTTCGTTTAAGGCAATGCTTTGTGCGCTGTAGGCGGTTTTTAATTTATCGTATTTGATAGCCTGTAATTCTGCTTCGGCCGTTGTGTTGCTGATGGTAGCTGCCTGCTTTTCAATAATGCCATCCTGTATGCTATCCTGGTAAATAGTTTCCTGCCGGTAGTTATAAAACTCTTCAATTACATCGTTGGCATAGGTTAAGGCTGCACTTGTATCTTTTTTGTTTAATGCTTCCTGCAAACGGTCGCTTGCTTTTGCTGCATTGCTTTAGGCAATGGCTGTTTTGTTTTTTTGCTTTGCCAGTTGTTGCTGCAGGTTGTTGATGCTATCTATTTTTTGTTTGATGATGATTTGCAAACTATCAATAGCCGGGTTGTATTGCTGTTCAATTACCTGCGGTGCTGTTGGTGGTGGCGGTGTGGGTTTATTGCAACCGTTGCAACCGGTAAGAAATAAGCCGATGGTTAATAATAAGCCGATAGTGGATAGTTGGTAGTTAGTAGTATAATTTTTCATTGGCTTTTTTTTGATAGTGTAAAGGCCCAACCGATTGCACCAACCAGGCATGTATCGAACATTTTTGTAATAATGCGTTCGGATATTTCGGGTGGATATTTAAACATGGCCATTGCGCCTAGGATAAAACAGCCGAGCAGGATTACAAAAAAGCCAATGTTTTGCAGTTGTACTTTATTGAGCCACTCTTTCATAAGTTGAGTTTTTGTTTTACATACTCCTTCCAGCTGCCGTTGTACCGGGTATCGATTACATTTATTTTAAACATGGCTACATAGTACCATGCCGCCACAATAGCTGATAATGTAGCGAAAAACGATTGCGTGTTGATACTGAGCAGTATTAAAATTGCTCCTTCGATGGTAAGGGTTATTTTATGTATCATGTTTGGGTGGTACATGGTATTTTATGCTGTTAAAATTTCATGGCGTGGATGAGCAAACCTGCTAAACCTAAAGCCTGTAATTCTGGTATCATGGGTGTAGTTTTTGTATTTTATTAACTTATTACCTTTTCAGAACTTGCTGCAATTTGATTTTCAAGTCTGCTTTTTTGATCCAGTTCTGAACTTACCTGCATTAAAGCATTACCTACTGTTACAACATCCTGTGCTGTTGCAAATAATCCTTTTTGTACTGCAGCATCTACTACCTGTTTTAATAGTTCAATGCATTGTTGATTTGTCATTTGGTTCATATACTTGTTTTTTTTTGAAATTATTATGCTGCTACGATCAGTTTGTACACCACACCGTCAACTGATACTTCCACATAGCGAGTTGTATCTGCTGTTACTGCAGCTGTTACCAGTTTACCCAGCTTCCAATCACCGGCACCACTTGCTGATGGCTGCTCAGTTTTGATACCAGCATTTGTTATTCTGAATTTTTCAGTAAATGAAGAGTTAGCAGCAGAACCTGATGCACCTGCCTGAGCAATCTGGAAAATGATCGGCCCACCACCTACGTTACCAACACCACGAGAACCTTGAATGATGAGGTCGTAACCAGCAGTGTTTGTGCCACCGGTGTAGCCTGGCCTCCAGATTACGTTTGTTGCAATGCCGCCTTTAGGGCCAAAGTTGTAGATGCGAGAACCACGGCTGTAGGAAGAGATTACAACTTCACCGCTGGCAAGTGTTTCTGCTCCTGTGTAATCCCACGGAGTACCAAGGATAATTGTTCCTTCGGCGTTGTTAGCACACCAACCAGCTGTACCCGGACCGTTATAGTTTAGTCTGTTTGTAAGAGCAATGTGGAAGCTTCCGGTCGTAAGAGCACCGCCACTTTCTTCACCAATGCCTATATTTCTTTGCGCTGTTGTGAAGAATGTGTTTTTAGAGCTGATTTGAATATTTCCATCGCCAGCCCAGTTGCTGCTATTACCTAAAGTTGTATTGATTGCAATGTTTCCTACACCTGAAATTTGACCAGCCGAGTTAGCCTTTGCAACAGCATTTGCACCTGCAAATAGAATAATGTTACCTCCACCAGTTACATTATTGAAAAGCTGCGGGAAACCTGTGCCTCCAACACCTGCGTTTGTAACAATAATGTTTGTTCCATTATTGTCGTATGCGCCATTATTAAATCCTATCCGTAATCCTGAATTAGATTTCTGTTGAACAAAACCACCGTTTACAAAATCACCGCTAATTGCAGCACTGCCGCTTTGCGTTTCATAAAGCGTTGGTTGGAGGCGAATAAGATTGTCAGTAACATTCTTGCGAGACGTTCTTCTGTGTTTGCCATACACATCAATAGTAACCAAGTCATCATTACTCAGCCCCAAAGGAAGATTGTGAGTTACTACATCTCCGTTGTTTATGTCTGAGAAAATATCTGCGTACAGCTCAGGAACTTGCTTAGCAGCGGCTTCTGCCCAAACCTTTTGCCCCAAGTTGTTGTAATGAATGCCGTCTGCTATGTAGTTTTGATTGGGCGCAGTACCGGTTCCTACCAAGGCTGTATAAATGTCAACATACTTGCAACCTCGATTTGTTGCTACAGTTTGCAGACGAGTGTTATAAGGTACAGCACTCCCAGCCGAGAAAGGTGCAATTGAAAAGATAATTACCGTATAGCCCAGACTTTGAGCATAAGTAACAGCCGTATCTATGCTCGATTCAAACGTGGTTAAATTGGTCGCCTGAATTACATCATTTCCACTGAACTGCAGCACCAAATACTTAGCATCAATGGCGTTCAACACCTCAGCGGCGGCATGAGTATTCCAAGTACCGATCAGCCAGGCTCCTACACCAACGTTTTCGAAAAGGTGCTGCTGACCTTTCATGAGCACGTTTGTCCATCTGTTATGAACATCGGTTGCACCACTGCCATGTACAACAGAGTCGCCGGCAAATATTACACCTTTTGTGCCGCCAAAGTTTCTCATGCGGCTTGCAATACTTACGGATGTAAACTCCTGCTGACCACCAAGGAATGTAAGGCGAACATACCCCTGAGTACCCCACTGCTGCAGATCAAACTCACCGTATGCTTTTGGAGTGGCAGGAGTAGTCAAGTTCTCGAGGATTGTTACCGTTTTCCACGGAGTACGTCGTATGGTGAGGCGAAGATTGTCACCTGCAGAAAACGCCAAAGGCTGAGCATAGCCATATTCGTTGGCGGCAGTTGTGCTTCCGATGGAAACTCGCCCGGAGTCCACTCCATTGGAAAGGTCAACCTTCAAATAGATTGAGGCACTGTACAATAGGAGAAAAGTGCCTGTATCTTGATGCAATCCCCAAGCATCACCTGCAGCTTTGGTAACGGCTTTGAAGTCGAACACCCAATCTGCCTTTTCGTACAGATATAGCTTCGCCAGCTTTATGAACCGGCTCCAATCAGAAGCACCGGAAGCGATGATCAGCTTATTGTTGACAGTTGCGCCAGTTGGCAGGCCACCTGTCCAGTTCGTTCCGCTCAGAGATGTGCCTGGGAATGTCTCGCTGAGAAGCGTGCCCACCTGCGTTGGAGCCGTACCTGCAACAAGGGATGTTGCAGCACCACCACCGCCACCACCGGTTGCATCTGTATCGTTTACCCATGCGGTACCGTTCCACTTTAATACCTGCCCGGTTGTGGGGCTTGTAACGCTAACATCAGTTAAATCATCAATTGCGTAAGCACCGCCTGTTACAGATATTACCCTGTTCCATGTGCCGCCGCCTGCTGCTGAAAAAATGGTGGTGCCGTTGGCTGTACCACTGCTTAGCCATTTAAACACGCCATTGCTTTCTACAATAGCGGCTTTGTAATTTGCTCCGCTGAGTGCTGCCAGGGCTGTTGTATCGGCAACAATGGTAATACCACGGGCCAACAACTCATCTTTTATGTTACCCATTACGGTACGTAACTCGGCAGCCGTAATTTTATCGGATCCGGTTGGGGTAAAATTGGTATCGATGGCTTCCTGTAACTGTGTAATAGTCATATCTGCATTAATTAAATTCGTAAGAATACTCGTCTGAAAATTCAATAAGTCCAATGGCTTCGGCACTTACCAGCATTGCCGGGCTATCATTTTCCCAGCTGATGGTTAAAATGCGTTGGCGGGTGCCTTCATCATCGGCACTGGTATAGCTTTGGCGGATGCTGGCACCTGCACTGCTGCTGCCTACCAAACGGGTAAGTCCGTTGTGCTCTTCTACCAACACGGCAAAACGGTTGTAACGTAAGGCCAGTGCTCTTAAAAATTGCGGTGTATTATCATCGGCCATGGGTGCTGTTACGTTTATGCTGTACCATGGGCCTGCATCACTTTCCTGCTCCTCTTCCCGGTACACTGCATTGCCTGGCATGTTTTCGATGTTGAGCCATGTTTTGCCAACGGCCAGCGTTGGCGCTGCATTGAGTAAACCGGTTAATGGGTTTACGGTGGGCCATGCTGTTATGTGTTGTATAGGTACAATGTATAAATTGCAGTAACCTCCGTGTGATGGTGCTACCTGCAGCAGATTATCTTGTGCTGTATAAATATTGCTATACATTGATTACAAATTTTTTTGAATTTGTTCTTTAGGTCAAGGACAATAGCCGGGAAGTCGGAAAGTCGGGAAGAAGAAAGCCGGTAGTTGGTAGTAATGAACTATCAACTAACCACTACCGGCTGTATACTCACTGCCTTCCTTCGCCGCTGTATGATCTTCGTAAGTGCATCCTGCGAAATCATGTTTTCGGTTATGCCGAACTGCTGGTAAAAAAGTTGGATGCTTTTTTCTACACCGATGCCGAGGGTGCTGTTGTGTACCTGGTAGTAGTTGCACAGTGTTTGCTCAAAGTATTCGTTTAAGTGCCAGTTTATGTTGATGATGCTTTGGTTGCTTACTTCAATTGGGCCGGTGCCGAAGGTTTGTTTTTTACCATCGAAATAACGGGGTATGGTTACGTAAAACGCATCGTTAAAACTGGCTTTTTTGTAGTTGAGCTGGTAACGGTTGCCTGTTTGCTGCATAATTTCAGCAAACAGGGTGCTGTGGATGTTGGTGCGGCACTGGCTAAACTGTACCAGGTATACAGGCTGCCCGTGCAAATGCCGTATAAACTGTGCCAGGTGCTGCCGGGTTGGTATGCTTAGGCGTATGCGGTTTTTGTGGCTCACTACCAAACGTAAATTTTCGTAATAAACCGAAAATACGTTTTTTTACGAAAAGTGAGCAACTTTTCTTTCAACGATTTGCTCGGGTTGTACAGATGGTATTTCGAGCTGTAATTTCAGCAATATTTCTTCCATATCGCTGCGGGTGCCTTCATCTGTATCGAGCAGATCCTGTATTTGTCTGCAGGCATGTATTACGGTGCTGTGATCTTTACCGGCAAACCGATCGCCAATTGTTTTAAAGCTGAAACGGGTGTATTTCTTCATTAAAAACATACACATTTGCCGGGCCACTACCACTTCACGCTTACGGCACTTTTTCTTTATTTGATCGAGTGTAAAATTAAAATACTCACTTACTATGCGTTCAATTGAGCTGGCAATTACTTCGGTGCTTTGTGCTTTTTTAGGACGAATAAGGCCCGGGATGATGTAGAAATTCATTTTTTTTGATTTTTAAGTGAATTACAAAAAGGCAAAACTGACGCCTGACAAACCTGACACGCCTGACAAGGCTGATTTTCAATTACTTAACTGGAAGTTTTGGGTTTAAAACGTCAGGCTTTGTCAGAATTTGGTTTGCGAAACTGACAACAACCTGACGAAACCTGACACTTTTCTGTCGAACCTTCCAGTAGTATTTTTTTTATTTTATTGATTTTTAGTTATTTATAGAGTTTGTCAGGTGTCAGGTTTCGTCAGGCGCTGGAAGTGGGGTTTGCTAATTTTGGAAAGAATTTGAAGGCAAAAAATTTTTAAAGGTTAAAAAAATTAGGTTAAGGTTGATGTTTAAGGTTTAGAATCATCAAATAAATCGGCATTGCTGTTTGGTTTCCAGCCTTTGTTTTCTTCCATCTTTTGCTCAAAGGTTTTTTGCAGGGCTGATGGTTTGTGCAGGCTGAGGCCGTTGCTGCTTTTGTATATTTCAATGGCTCCCACTATATCAACCCCTGTTTGATCGATATGGAATACATAAGCACTGGTACGGGTTTCGCTGTTGATGCGTACGCTTTCGCTGTACTGTGCATAGGCAGGGTGTACTTTCAGTTTGTCTTTGAGGTTGGCCCAGCTTAACCCTGCCTGCCCGGTAAGTTTGCGGTGAAATTCCATGTAAAACGGGTGCACTGTTTTTAAATTAAAAATGAGGCTGTTGGCTTCGAGCCTGAAATGGATATCTTCTTTTAATATGCCGAGGCTGGTGAGGTGGTAAAACACATCGAAGAACTTGCTTACTTCGCCTCCACTATCCCGTTTAATGTTTTGGTTTTTGGTTGCATCTATTAAGCAGCTGCGGAGGTGCTCCCTTGTAAAGGGGAAGTTGATGCCGCAATCTTTCAACACATCGTACATGGTTATGAGTACGGTAATGTTTTCAATCATACGGCTGGTAATGCTGAGGCTGCTGAGTTCCCGTGTAAGCAGTTTGCTGTTTTCGCCATGGCGGGCTAAATAGTTTTCTTCTACCATGGGCCTGTATTTGAGCAGCTGGTGTGTGGCGCTGGTTACGCCTTTATCGAGGTACTTCATCAACTCATTAAACAGTAGCTTTTCTTCTTCGCTGTGTTTGTTTTCGTTGTGCTCCAGGTATATCAATCGCTGCAGCAACGGATCATCTGTTGGTGAAAAGTTACCGGTAATTGCTACACCGCTTTGTATGGGTACGGTTTCGGTACCATAGCCCATATCCATTGTGCGGCGCTTGTAACCGTAACGATCCCACAGGTTTTTAAGAAGCTGATCGGTATCGTGGTTGTTGGTGTACTCTTCGAGCAGAAGCATACTGTTTATGAACTGGGCAAACATGGCAATTTTTGCTTTGTCGGTATTGGCTTTACCGGATAGCGTTAACGGATCTTGTGGTTTACCAAAAAGCCGCTGTGCTGCTTTAATGGCCGAGCCTTTACCACTACCACCTTCGCCATACACAAACAGCAAAGGGAAAAACTGTTTGTAGTGAAAAACAATATCGGAAAACAAACAGGCTACACTAAACATTAAAATGATGTGGCCATTTAGTTTAAACACCTGGCAATAGCGGCGGCTGAGATCTTCGAAGGTTACGGTATGATCCTGATGGTGGCTGAAACGTAGTTCGTTACTAAAACGGCGGTTGCGGTTTTGCTGGTTGGTATTGCCGGATGGGATGTAGTAATGATGATCGTGCAGCTCTACAAAACCATGCTCATCGAGTGCATGAAATTTGGCATTAAAGATGCCGTTGCTCCATGCCCAAAAACCCTGTTCGTGCCAGCCTAGTACAGCAATTTCGGTACATTCTGCTTCCTGGTCGTAGAGGTAGGCTTTTAGCATATCCAACTTACCATCGGTACCGAAAAAGCGGTAGTTGCCCAACCCTTCCAAAAACTTTTTAAACTCGTTTTTGCTTACCAGCCTATCGGTTGGTATATCTACCACCTTTTTACGGTTTTTAATGTTGGTTACTTCAATTACCCGGCGTGGCTGCTGGCCGTTGTGCATGTGAAACAGCACCTTCATGGTGAAGTTGGTAAATGGCTTTGGTACAAATACTTTTCCGCTGTTTTCGAGTGTAAAGTATTGGTTGCCTTTTTCGAAAAAACCATAGGTATCGTACAGGTTACTATCTACATCTTCGGGCAGGTATTCGGCAGCCCGTTCGGTTGGTACTTCTTCATCTTCAAACTTTGTATCGATGCCGTGGTACTGGCAAATGGTGAGCAGCCGTTTGAGTGTTTTGTATTTTGTTTTATCGGCTGCTTTTGTAAAATCATCCTGGCAACTATCGTAACTGTATTCTTTGCTGAGGGCACATACTTTGTGAAAAAGTTGATTGGCTTCGTTGTTTTGTGCAAACAGTGCATAGCAGTAGCGTACATGGTAGTAATCGCTGCCGAAGTTGCTGGTAATATCGGTTTGTTTTTCGAGTATTCGTTGTGTGAGTATTTGCAGCTGCTCCCACATGCGTTTTTTTTGCTCGGGCCAGTTATCGGCTGCGGATATGTTAATGAGTTCGATTGACATGAGGAAGAAGGAAAAAGTTTAAGAGTTGTGGGTTAGTAATCAGTAAACATTAACCAGGATAAGAAGTATCGCCAACGGGAATTGGTACGGGGATGGTATCGTAAATTTTAGGATCTACCGGATCATCGGCTGTTTGTATTTTGGCTTTAACCGGTGCCGGTTCTTTTGTACAGGCGATGGCGAGGCATAGCAGCAATGCTGCTGAAAAAATCTTTTTCATTTTACATTAAGGTTTTAAGGTTTGTTTGGCAATGGTTTGCTGCTGTACATCAATTGCCATGTTGAGGTACAGTTTATCGAGTGTGGTGTATTTAAGCAGTTCGGCTTCCAATGCATCACGGTGCTGCAGCATAAGGCTGCCAAAGTATTTTTCCCTGTTGTATTTAAGGCTCAGGTAATCGAAGCTGCTTTGCAGTTTAATGGCCCATACCAAACTATCTACCAATGAACTGTAAAACAGATAGCTTTCGCTGTTTTCTCCCAGCTTTTCTTTTGCCTGTGGCAATACACGGTTTTTCAGGTACTGTATTTGCTCGTACATTTTGCTGATGGGCATTTGCTTTAAGCCATCAATCAACTGCTGATCGGTACCGGCTGCATTGGCAAGGTTTTGGGCTATATGATCTGTAATAGTGCTCATTTATTGTAGTTGTTGTGTACGTGGTTTTTAAATGCAGGGCAAACGGTTACATTTTTACAATTGAAAAAATAATTGATAAGATAGCCGGGATCTTTGGTTGCCACTTCGCCTGCTGTTTTGCCCTGGTATTTACCGAAGGGTAGTTTGCTTTTTGCGTTGTAGAAACGGTACGGCCTCTTTTTAAACATCGCCGCCTGTGCAATTCGTGCAATCTTTTGAGATTGGATGGCCTTGGGGTTATAAGATGAGGATGCATGCATATACAATTGCGGTTAAAATGATGATGATTTTTGCTGCATGTATGAGGCGGTAATTATCCTGCTTTGCCATGCGTTCTATTTCGGGCCAGTCCCATGCAATACAATCGTTGATCATTGCATTGTTTGCATTAATGGTTAGTTTAATAATGGCCAGCATTACTATTGCCATTAGTGCCGGTATGGCTACTATCATTGGGTGCATAGTCGATTTGTATTTGAGGTTTGTAAATAGCCAGTACAAAATTTCCCTGATCATCCTTATTAAAAATTTTGAGGCTGTTATCTTTTACCAGTACACATACTTCGTTACCGGGTAATGCCTGCACTGTTTGGTTAATGTGCTGCAGAAATTCTTTGCTGAGGTATATTTCTGTTTTCATAACTGCACAATGTTTGGCATGGGTGGCATGTGGCTGGTGAGTGTACAGTAGCAATCGGCAAAGTATTGCTGCCGCTCTAGGCGAAAGGCTTTGCAATTTTCGCTTTGGTTTGGCTGCTGCAGCAGTCGATCGTAAAAGCTGTACATCGATGCACAGAACTCAGCTGTAAAATGCTTTTCCATGTATTAATCTTTATGGGTTGAAAAATGTATTTCGGCGGCTTTTGGATCAATGGTTTTAATGGTGTTGTAACATTGATCGAGGAAGTGGATCAAGTTTGGCTCTTCGCTTAGCAGATTAGCAGCTTCATCGTACACAATCTGCATGCTGTGCATCAGTTGCTGTTTTTTTGCGTTGGCCAGTTCGGTTTGGTGTTTGTGGTACACTTTCCATTCGCTGAGAAAGCGCTGGAGGATTGATTGAAGCAGGGTGTTCATTGCTTAAACTAGTTTGGTTAAATAAGAGGTGTGTTAACTCATCGAGTACAAAATGGTGCAGTGCTGTTATGTTAACGGGCTGCTGCATTAGGCTGCACTTTGCATTTTTTGTGCTGCGCTTTCTACCATTTGCTTACGGTTGCTGTAGAAGTTGCTGATAACCTCAAACAGCTCGGGGCTGCATTTGCCGTTTTTAAATGCATCCGATACGGTGCTGGCACCGGTGGTGGCCAGTTTGCCGCCTGTTTGCCTTGCCTCAGCAGCAATAGCGGTTAAATCGCCCTCGCTGCGTAGTTTCTTCCATTCATTTAATAGTTTCTTCTCAATTTTCATACTTACCTGTTTTGGGTATTTAATTTGTTCGGGGTTTGCCGTAACTTTGCGTAAACTCCCGTAAATGTTCGCAAATCGAAAGTACGATGTTTTTCGATATAGTGCGAACTTTTACGGAAAATATTTTTTTATGACAGAAATTTTAAACCAACGACTTGCCTGGCTACGTAAAGAGCGGGGCATTACTTTGGCTGATTTGGCCGGTATGATTAATGAGATTACCGGGGCTAAGCCAGAGAGCAAACTGTTTCAAACCAATGACAAGGTTTTTACCTACGAACGGAAAACAAAACCGATTAAACCGAAGATGGAAGTGATATCGGCCTATTGTAAAATATTCGACATCACAAACGAAGAGCTGAATGGTAAGGGTTTTGAAAAATTAAATCTGTTTGAGCGTTGGGAACAGCAAAGCAATGTGGTGAGTGAGCCACTTACTAACTACAGTAAGAAAGATAAAAATGAAGTAATGGATTTGCTGCATGAAATAAACGGCAAATTGGATAAGCTGTTAAAAGTGAAGAAATGAGTTTTGCTGCCGGGTATCTGCGTATTTCGATAAAGGACCAGAGTAAGTATTCGTTAGATCATCAGGAAAATGTGATCAGGGATTACTGTGCCCGTAATAATTTAAACCTGGTGCAGCTGTTTACAGATAATGGGCACAGCTCGTATACATTCGACAGGCCCGATTGGAAGAAGCTGGAAAAGTTTTTGAAAGAAAATAAACTGGTGAAGTACCTCATAATTTTTGATTATGATCGTTTCAGCCGAAATATTGCAGAGGCTTTGTTTAAGATTAAGGAGCTGCAGGAAAAGTATAAAATAAAAGTACTCAGCACCAACGATTCTATTGATACGGATTTTGATGATCCGATGACGTTTATGAGCCGGGCATTTAAACTGATGATTGGCGAAAGTGAGCTGCACAGAATTCGAAAGCGGAGTAAGGATAGTAAGATAGCCATGGCAATGAATGGAAGGCCATCATCAAAAGCACCGTTTGGTTACATCAACAGCCGGGATGAAAACGGAAAAGCTATTTTATTGGTTGATGAGCTGAAGGCAGATGTGGTAAAGCAGATGTTTGCCATGTATATTGATGGAAGTACAATTGTTTCCATCCGTAAATATGCTGCCGAAAAGGGTTATGCATTAAACGGCAATGCGGTTATACAACGCATGCTTTGTAATTGCATTTATGCCGGGTTACTAAAACTGCCGGTAAAAACAGGTACTGATAAATTTGTAAAAGGTTTGCACCAGGCTATTATTGATGAGCTTACTTTTCATAAAGCCCGGGAACGTTTTTACAGCAAACGCAAACCTGCTACTTACAAAGCCAATGAAGAAACGTATTTGAAGGGCGCACTGCGTTGCTGGTGTGGTAAACTGCTTACGGTTTCAAATCCAAAGGGCCGGCATGGTAAAAACTATTGGTACTATTTATGCCAGGAGCACAAACAAAATTTCTTAGCCCGGCGATTGCACGAAAAGTTTGATCAGCTGCTTTCTGTTTTATCCTTTACTGAAGCTGAGGTACAGTGGTTTCGTACACAGTTAATTTTAAAAGTGGAAGATCATTTTTCCAAACGTGATGGAAGAAGTAAAATATTAACCGAAGAAATACAGCAAATCGATAAGCAGGTTAAGTTTACAGAACAGCGGTTTTTGCTAACCGATAAAATTACCGTTGAAAGTTACAATCAGCTGATGAATGAATTGAACGTAAGGAAGTCAACCCTGCAGGCTGAGTTAAACAGCTTTTCAGAAAGCAAAACCGCTTATTTAAAAAAGGTTGATACTGTATTGCAGTACATAACCAACTTCGATAAGATATTTCACACGTTCGATGCAGATAAAAAAGCAAAGTTCGTAAACTACCTTTTTGGCGGGGTTCTATATTACATCCCAAATTCCTATCGAACCCCTAACACCTCACCACTCATTGCCCCAAAACTCGCTGAATTACAAAAGTTTGAACTTCTTAAAATAGAGAAGCCCAGCGTTTCATTGCTGGGCTTACCCTCTAAGGGAGGCTGAAGGGTCTCGAACCCTCGACCCTCAGAACCACAATCTGATGCTCTAACCAACTGAGCTACAGCCTCCGTGTTTAAGGGACTGCAAAAGTAATGGAATTCATTTTTCTAAGCAAAATCATCTGACAATATTTAAAAAATAAACGTTCTTTGCAGCCATTTCACAATTATGAATTACTGGTTGATACTGATTCCGCTTATTTCCGGCTTTATTGGGTGGGTAACGAATTGGGTTGCGATTAAAATGTTGTTTCATCCCCGCAATCC